TATGATAATGACCTATCATTAAAAAGACTAAACATATAAACAATAAAAAATATATTATATTGATAACTTTGTGTTTTTTGTGTTAATTGGTTTTTCATGTATTAAATCTCTACCCATAAAAGAAAAACCTGTATTATTAATTGTCATTCTTAATTTTATAGGTTCTTCAAAAGGGGTACATCTTCCTCCTGTTTCATTTTCTTTTACTTTTAAAACACTTAAATGACTAAACATCCATTCAGTTGGATGGGATGTGTAGCGGTGTACACACCACATATCATCACATCTATTTCCCCATTTACCTCCGCCCTCTACACTTGCCATTGAAAGGGGAATAGGTAAATTTTCATATTCATGTCCTTTAGTGTGTGTTTTTCTTAATGCTTCTGTAACTCCATGACAATTTAAAAACAAAGTTACATTTCTTTTTTTTGTAAATAATCTAAATTTTGATGCTACTTCATAATCATATTCATGTGATCCCACCATTTTTAAAAGCCCTGTTTCTTTTCTTAAACTATTATATGGATCTATTAAAAGAGCGTTGTAATCCCAAGCATCCTTTATTTGATTCGCTTCTTTTAATAATTGTTCGTAGTTATATAATTCTTCTACATCTATAATTTTAAAATGTAAATCACACCAATCTATAGCATCTTCTATCTCCTGATCAGTTGCTATATTAATAGGTTTGTTCATTTTAAATTCTATAATTTTTCTTACTAAACTTTGTGGAGTATTTTCTGATGACCATACTAAAAATCTTAAATTATGTTTAATGGCCCATAGTGTGAATAAATATAATATAACTGTTGTTTTACCCACGTTAGCATGACCAATAACAATATTAAAATTACCCTGTTTAAATTGTATAAATTCATCCATTTCTTCCACACCAATTTTCAAACCTTGTTGGATCCTTCCATATTTAATATCTAATATGTTTTCTTGTATCTTATTTGATTGTGCTATCATTTTTATATTTTTTCCAATCTATTTTTTTAATTATTGTTGGGTTGTGTTTATAGCCTAATAAAATATTAATATTATAATTCCAAAAATCCCAAGGTATTGGATCTCCTTTTTTATGTTCTTTTAATTTATCTGTTCTTTTTTTCCTCATAAAAAAAAGGGGGTAAAAACCCCCCGTTAATTAAAATGGTAAATCACTTGCTACTTGTCGATCTGGGTTTTGGTTTTTATTAGTAGTTTGATTTCCTAATAAATCTTCACACTTCCAACCTACGAGTTTTGTGAAATACCTTCCGTTGTTTTCATTGCTTCTTATATTAATTGCAACTTTAATATTATCATTAGATTTATAAGGATCTAATACTGAAATTTTATCATTAAAAAATTGCACTTCTAAATCTTGTGGGTATTTATCATCTGTTCTTAATATAATGTTTTTCACATTTGTGTTACCAAAAGTTTGTTGTTCACTTATTTTAATTATTTTTCCTGTTATTTCCATTTTTTTTATTTATAAATTTATTAATTCTTCTTTATTTACTTTACTTATTTTGTATTTTTTTTCAACATCTGTAATATTATTACCTTTTTCTAAATAATCTACAGCTTCCTTCCATTGTGGAGTATTTTTATTTAGCCATACTCTTTCATCTAATGGTTTTTTAGGGCTAATATTATCAGAAGCTAAATTACCATCATCATCTTCAGCTTGTAAACCTAACAAACTTGATAAAGTATATCTTCTATAATATGTTATACAACTGCCAATTTTTTGAGGATCTGTTATTTCAGGTAGTTTTAAATAACTTAAACTTGCTCCTCCCCCTTCTAAACAAATTAACTTACTGACTACCATATTTTCTTCTATAGGTTGTTGTAATAACAACTTATATTTTTTTAATAAAGGTTGTAGTTGTTTAATAAGGGAATTTATATCAAAATATTTACTATTGTAAAAAGGGTTTTTAGCATCCTTACTTATAGTGCCTATTTCATTTTGTAATTCAAATAGTTTTTGATTAATGTTTTTTGTTTTCATTTTTTTATTTGGTTAAATAATGCTTCGTTATATTGTTTTATTGTTTCATTTTTAATTTCTACAAGATTTTTATAATGTTCTAAATCTTTTTTCATATAAATGTTTTTACTTTCTATATGTTCTAATCTTTTTTTGATCATATTATATTTTGATCTTAAAAGTTCGTTTTCTTTTTCTACGTCAACGCAATAGCTTTCTATTACAGTTTGATTAATTTGATTTGTATTGTTCATAGCTTAAAGATATGAAAAAATTATGAACAAAAAAAAAGGCTAATAAAAACTTATTAACCTTTTTAACAAAAAACAATCCAAAAATCAATTTAACTTAAACAATATCTATATTTTTTACTTTTAAAACTAAAACCCTATTATTAAACTTTTCAATCATTTCATTTAAATCGTCATCTGTAAATTTAACTATTTTTTTACTTTTTATATGTAATTTTTCTGATAATTCTTTACCTAATTTTAAACCAAATATATATTGTTCACCATGTTTAAATAAATTACATCCTACACACTGGGTTGCTACATTCTCTTCTTCCCACCTTGTACTAAAATTCTTCCTTGACATAAAATGTCCACAATGTATTTTTTTCCAATGGTACTTTCTATCACAAGTAAAACATTTACAAAAACCACTATGATCAGCATTTTTTAATCTTATATATAAACTAAATACAGTATCTAATTTATGTATTAAACGTTTTCTTGTTAAGGATTTTTTACGCTTTTTAGGCATCCATAGATTTTATAAAACCAGATCCAAGTTTATTATCTATAGTTTGAATTTGCTTAAAGATATATTTACTATCAGATTTTACTTTAACCTTTTCAGCTTTTAAACTATCTATACCTAAATTACTATTTTGTATAGCATTTAGTTTTAATAGGTTATCAGTTTTTTCTTTTACTGTTAAATTATAATCACTTATTATTTTATCAGCTAAATTTCTAATAGTATTTTCTTCAGACATTATTTTATTATTTAATATGTTAATTAATTATTTCCCACTAACCCACCAAAGTTATATTTTTTTTTTCAAAAAGTAAATAGTTTTATGGGTTGACTTATTAACTATCTACCTTGACCCCTATAAGGTTTTTTGTAATTTTTACTTTTTTTTAATCTGCTTAAGTTCTTAGAGTGTATGCCTTTACGCTTAATTCTTTTTTTAATTTTAAAGGTGTTAATAATTTTTCTTGCCATTACTGATGCATCTTATTCCCAAACACTTTCTCAATTCCACGACTTCCGAAATAAGCTGAAAAAATTATTGAGCCTAATTGGGTTAAACTTGAAATATCATACTTTAAAAAAAACCCAATAATTATACTTAATGTAATTAATAGCAAAATAATTGGTCTGATATTAGATGTTAAAAAATATCCACTACGAGCGTCTGCGACCCACCTTTTAGTAACGCCATCTATTTCTGCTCTTTCTAATCTTAATTTTTCTAATGCTACTTGTTTATCTCCTTCTGACATTTCAGAACCACCAATAATAGCTTCTATAACACTACCAACTGGTGTGTCTTTAGCTATTGCTCCTACAACTTTTGGAATTTTATTTAATAGGAATTTACCTACATTAGTATCTTGAAATTTTTTTTTCATTAATAAACCCAAATAACATTTTGTGATTTACTTTTATCTAAATCTACATGTATAAATGAATTAGCTATACCAATTCTTGTAAATCCAGATTCTATTAATGCAGTTAAAATTATTGATCTATCCCTTGAAGAATTACACGATATATCAGCAGCTAAACCATACATGTGGCTGCTTCCTTTTGAAACTGCTGTTCTTTGTTTTCCTCCTACTTTTTCATTATGTTCAGGAGTTCTATAACCACTGTTTATTTTAAATTGTATTCCTGCTATTCCTCTTGCATGATCCAATAACTCTAAAAATTGGGGATCCATATTCCTGCCGCTGTTAGGAAGGTCTGGACTATCAAACTCATTAAAAGTAAAATAATTCATGATTTAATTAATCTTATAATTTCTGCAATTAACACTATTGCTATAAAAGCATGTACTAATATAAATACTTTTTTATTATTTTTATATTTAGAAACATACCAACTTTTAAAGTTATTTAATTTTTCTTTCATAATTTGTTTCTTTTATCATCAAAATCCATAGCGCTTTTTAATATGATTCTATCTAAAATATTATCATAATTTTCTACCATTTGATTTTGTAAGTTAATAATCATTTTTTCGTATTCGTCTTTATTTTTATTTAAGTTTTCTATTGTTAATTCTAATTTTTCAACTTTATTTTTCATCGCTTCAATATCATCAGGTTTACTTCCTGTAATTGTAGATACGACCATAGCCAAACTTGCTGAAAGTGTACCTACTAACATCATAACTACTTCTTTATTAGAATCTAAAACAGGAAATTGAATAAAACCTACAACCAAAGCTACTATAAAAAAGAATATAAGTAACGCTCCTATATAATGACGAATCTCTTTCGCCACTCCGTTTTTTGGCATCATTTCTTTAGCTTTTGGTAAATTGATATTATTGTATATATAGCTGTTAGAATTAAAACTATGGTCTGTAAGATTTCATTAGCTTCATTCATTAAAGAAAAAAGAATTGCAAACCCATTAGCTGACCATACTTTTAAATCCATATTAATTCATTTTAAATGCAGCCCATACATATTTACCTCCTGAAACGTTTGTATCATTAGTAGATGATGGTCTTGGACTAAAACCATTTGCGTAAAATGTTTCCCCTTGATCAGCGTGTTCAGCACTACTATCATCTGCATACAACCTCGATGTACTTGTGTTCACACGTTGGCTATCAATCATTACAAAGCTACCTGTATTATCAACTCTTTTAATTATACAAAAATCGGGCTGGAATCCTGTCGCTACTTGAAAACTACCTCCTGTACCTGT